CGATCCCGTATAATCAATATACGGGCTCAGCCACCGTGTAGATGACTTTTGGCTAAATTTTCTGTTGATTTTAATTTCTAGTTCGCTTATACTATTATTACTGCGAGGGAAAGCAGTATTAACTTAAAAAGGAAATAGAAATGTTAAAGAAAGTAAAAGTTGGTCCAGTAACTTACCAAATCAAACCAATTGTTGATGAGGAACAAAAAAAGAAATTACATGGATCTATATCGCCAGCTTGGCGTCAAACAATTTGGATCAATCCAGATCTCAAAGGAGAAGACGCTGTAGATACAATGTTTCATGAGATATTACATAGTGTAGATGAACTAATGAGATTAAAACTACATCATGACAAAATATATTATATAGCAGAAGCATTAGCCAAAGTATTAAAAGAAAACAAAGATTTAAGGATTTGGATAGATGAACAACTAACATAAGAATAAGGGGGAAACCCCTTATTCTGGACAGATTTCCTATTAAGAGTTATTGCCCTCTTTCCCTCGTGGTGCTATACTAATAATAAGAAAGCAGGACCCCTTTATAGCATGAGCTGTAAGGGGGTTTCTTTTATCTAAATAAAGGGTGAGCCCGTTAACGGCGCTGAGCAGGATGCCGTGGGTGCCAATCTTCGCCGTTTCTTCCACACAAGCCAAATGCTGGGCTCACCCTTTTTTGGTAAAATTTCCCTTTGTGTTTTTCCAAACTAGATGCTATACTATTAACATAGTAAGAAATAGTTCTTGCTTAACACACAGAAAGAGGTAGCGAAATGATTTATGAAGCCAGAAGAACTCGCACTTTACAAGGACGCAGAATGAAATACACCGTAGATGTAGTTAATGAAGATTTACTAGATGAACTTTGGATCAACTGGCCAGAAGAAGACGAACAAGCATTACCAGAAAGAGTGCGTAAATGGTTAAAACGCCGTTATGCTCGTTTACATATCCGTAGTGTCTATGATTGGACCATACGCAAAGGCAACACCGTAATATACAGTGGATATGGTTTGGATTGGAGGCCGCAGAATGAATACGCAAGACAAGATTGATCGCTTAAAATATATTCGCCACACTCTTATTGGAGATTTGGTAAATTATCTAGATGATTTTGATATAGATGCTGAAGGTCTAACTATTGATGATATTGAACAGGCTGTTGCCAATGAACTAGCAGAGTTGGAGGCCGCAGAATGACTCTACTCTCTAAAGAACAGATCCTGGGCATGCCTTACTCTGCTTGCCAAAAGCAATTAAAACAGATAGCCAAAACCTACAACCTAAACGAACCCTTGATTGGCAATCCCAAGTTTGAGGCTATTTGGATGCAGTTAGAAGATATCTGCAACAACCTACTTTGGCTAGAAGATCGCATAGCACAATATGAAAGTGCTCGTTTTACCACACTGAAAATAGAGGAACCCGCAAAATGAAATATAATGTATTTGTATTCAATCCAAATAATGGATATGAAACATATCAACGAGAAACTGATTATACACTTAATTTAGGTAAAGAATTAAATGATTGGTATGATTTGAATCCTGTTGAATATGTTAAAGAAATGAAACAATATTTTTATCCTGCCGCAGTCTTATATATTAAAGAGGCCAAATAACAAGCCTAATAGTTCATCCTAGTTAAATATAGGATGGAACTTGAAACTAATTCAAAAAATCAAACAGCTCAAGAAGAAAAACCTAAATGGGGTGGAGCTCGCCCAGGTGCTGGTCGCCCTAAAGGCCTATTAACTAGAATATCAGCAGGGGATATCCTAGAAGAAATTGAACAAGTAGTAGGATTACCTTTTGCCACTCAACTCGCTCTATGTTATCAACAGGCTCTATATGGCGATGATGAACGCCTAAAGTTAGAATACAATAGACTTATACTATCCAAAGTAGTGGCGGACAAGGTGGACATAACTTCAAATGGTGAAAGCATAGCCCCACAATTGAACTTTGCACCTAAAGAAATTCCTGACTATATTGAAATAGATGTCAAACCAGCATAATATAGACCTTTATGGCGCACAATCAGAAGTGTGGCAGGCCATGCTGAGCGATCGCAATGTCTGTGCCGTCCTGCCAGTAGGTAGTGGTAAGAGTTTTCTAGCAAGTTTGCTCCTGCCAATAGCCGCGACAACACCTGCCATGCACAAAGGGCGTGATATCCTTTATGTTGCCCCAACAGCACCCATGATATCACGAATTATCTGGAAAGACCTAAAACAGCGTTGCATCACCATGTGGGGCTTAGAAGATGAAAAACAAATCAACAACTCCAGCAAAACAATTACTTTTCCCAATGGAATCAGAATCTTCTGTTTATCCTCAGAAACAGGACTCAAGGGTATCAATGCTGGCGTCATTGTGGCAGACGAAGCCGCAGAATTTACTGATGAAGCACTCCAAGAACTGTCTAATCGTATCAGACCAAACCCTGGAGAAACAGAAGCCCAAGGACGCCTAATCCTAATATCAACCCCTGAAGGCAAGAACGCTTTCTATGATTGGGCACAACACGCACAAACTCACCCTGAACGCTGGATATATCTACACAAGACATGGAATCAAATGCGAGTCCAACCTAAGAAGTGGATTGAAGAACAGCGTTATCTATTATCACCACTCAAGTTTGCCAAAGACCTAGAGTGCGATTGGGGAAGTGTGCAAGATCAATTTTATTATGCGTGGAAGAGAACTATGGCTGTGCCAGAGCAACTCCACGATAGAGGCAAAGAGTTATATAGTTTTCATGACTTTAACAAAAGGGTTATGTGTGCTGTGGTTGCACAGGTAGTTGGGGATATCCGTAGTCAAAAAGGGCGGATTGAAATACTCAAATCCTATGCCATACCAGATTGCGGCACGGAGGGCATAGCCCAGAGGATAAGAGCAGATTTCCCCCACCGTCCAATTTGGAGCATCATGGATAGATCAGGTAGCCAACTTAATCGTGACACTACTTCAGCATTTGGCACGACTGATCAAACTATTCTAGAGAAGTTTGGTTTTCGCATCATGAATACGGCCAAGAGCAATCCCCTAATCTCAGACACAGACAACTCATCAAATGCTTTTATCGCACAAGGTCGTTTGATTATCAATGATCAAGAGACCAAGCTATTAGATGCTCTAGAAACTTACCACTATGAGGATGGAACTCGTAAACAACTGGTCAAATACTCAGACGCCAAGTATGCACACATAGACGGCCTTGGTGACTGCATTCGTTATGGCATACATCACTTGTTCCCAATGACACATGAACAACCTATTTTACCAGAATACCTCGACGGAGATCATATGGCCAGCATTGAGCCAGGACAAGACTACATGCGAGATCCTATGGCCAGATCAAGAGTTGACGGAATGCCAGCCCTTGATGTGCTCATCAAACAGAGATTCTTTGATGGAGAACAAGAAGAATCTTGGATGTAAATAGCCTGTTTTAACCAGAATATGCTAGGGCTACATAAATAGAACTGTTATAACAAAAGGATATCCGCATATATGTCAATGACCGTGCGTCAACTTCTAGCACCTAGTGCTTTAATGAATAAAATCAAGCCTCAGATGGTTACATACCGTGCGGCTTATGAAGGCGGTCCCAACTTTAAGAATTCAGTCCTAGTCAAGCGCCCATCTGAGGATGCGGCTCTATTCCGTGACAAACTGCTTAATGTGGCCGCACTACCTATTTGCAAAGCCATCGTAGATGAAATCGTTGATACTGTTTACGAAACTGAGCCACAGCGCCATCCAGCATTCCTAAACAAGGTTTCTATCCCCGTTGCAGAGCCTGCATGGTGGGCGGCATTTGAAGAAGATGCTGATCTTAATGGCAACTCATTTACTGCCTGCATGGAAACTATTGCTTGCATGGCTGGCATTGAAGGTTGGGCATGGGTGTTTGTAGACCTACCAGAAACGGCCAGCAAAAACAACCGTCCTTATCTTTCTTACTGTTCAGCAGAACATGTGATTGATTGGAAGATAGCCACAGAGTATGGTAAGGACTTTATAGAATACCTCAAAGTGATTGAATATGAAGACATGGATCATTCAATCATCAAGGTTTGGTATGCTGGTGATGCTGTCAATCCAACCTACTGTGAACGCTATTGGGTCACAGACAAAGAACTAAATGATCAAGATCAATTGATCAACCCTATTGAATCCTATACACTACCCCTGGGTATGCCTATTCCTGCTGTTCAGGTTATTGGCCGCCCTGATCAACGCCGTTCAGACCTTGGAGTGAGCGATCTAACAGAAGCCGCAGATGTCCAGCGTGAAATGTTAAAATTAGAAGCAGAAGCCTATGACTCAATTCGTTTCTCTAAGCCCATGATTCGTGCGGCCGCTGGCATACGCATTCCAGCAGGTGGCGGTGGTATCATCCGTGGTGACAAAGATCAAGTTGAAGTGTTCCAAATCCCCACCCAGGATATTCAAGCTATTCGTGAACAACAAGATAGCCTCATTGTGCGTCTTGATGGTTTCCTAGGTCGTGGAAGCATTCGTTTCCAGGCCACACAACAGGTGCAGTCAGGTATAAGCATTGTTGAAGAACGCCGTGCTCTACATCGTAAAGCATCAGCTCGTGCTCGTCAAATGCAGGCCGCTGAGATGGTCATTGCAGATCTAGTCTGCTTGTGGATGGGCCTATACTGGGCAGGTGACATTGACTATGCCACAGACTACGAAGACAAAGATACACAATTCCGTATGGCCTTGCTACAGACTGCACAGGCCCTATCAGCTACCAATCCAGTAGTGCAGGAAATTATTGATCGTGAAGTGATCAAGATGATTGCTCCACCAGATGAAGCCGCTGATTATCTAGCCAAGATTGGTGTTGCCAATACATCACAACCTGTATTTGCTTCCACCGATGAGAAGAAATTTGTTGTTGATAAGATATCAGAACTTGAAGGTAACATATACGGTGGTGAGATCCAAGACAAGGGTGTTACCACAAATGATCCTATTGCACGCCAGCTTGTAATGTTGGGTGTGGGTCGTTAACATAACTAATTCATCGCTTGGACTATGTGCGTTATCATAGTCGCTGGGCTAGACGCCCTTAAACTCTAAAAAGGAAAATTTAACAAATGGATGTTAAAGCAAACGGTGGGAC